TCTAATGTCAACCTCCCTCAGTATGCTTGAAGCTTTTGGCATGCAAGCCAGAAGTTTAATCAATGAGTTGGAAGATACCTTTCCACCCTACACACCCACACCCGATACAACTATCTCCACAATCATGTACCGATCTGGTCAGAGAAGTGTTGTGGAATGGATCCTTAATAAACTAGAGGAAGAAAAAAATGGCTTGGAGTCAAGCTCACTATGATATGGCGATAGCTTCTGGACTGCCATCCAACACTGCAGCCCACATTGCATCGCAGAAGCGTCCTACTCGGGCCTTCCATAACAACTACAACCGACACATGGCTGCGGTAGAGGCACAGCCTGTACAACCTCAATCAGCTCCTCCCCCGCCTTCTGCACCAGTCCCTGTTCAGGCACCAGAAGCAGTGTTACTGCGACCTGAAACTAACACTCGTGTTCAACGCCGTCGCTCTCGTAGGGACAAGCTTGGACTTACTAACCGTGGTGTTAGTCAATTCTCCTTCTCTCCTTCTGCTGGTCTTGGCGGCTTTGGCGCTGGCGGTGAAGGTAGTGGGTTAGGTGTCTGATGAAAGCACGCACCCGATACAGTCAGCTTTGTGGTGCACGTAACCAGTTCCTCGACAAGGCAGTCGAAGGATCCAAGCTGACTCTCCCATATCTAATTCGTCAGGACACGGGGCCTGAAACGATGATGCCTATTAAGACCCCGTGGCAATCAGTGGGCGCGAAAGCAACAGTGACATTGAGTGCAAAGCTCATGCTTGCATTGCTTCCACCACAAACTACCTTCTTTAAGTTACAAGTCAGAGATGACACACTGAATGAAGAACTCGATCCTAAAATCAAATCCGAACTTGACCTCTCCATGTCCAAGATGGAACGGATGGTTATGGATTATCTTAATGCTACTAACGATCGAGTTGTTGTTCATGAAGCTATCAAGTCTCTAGTTGTAGGCGGCAATGCGTTGCTGTACTATTCCAAGGATGGTCTCAGGCACTACCCCTTCAATCGCTTTGTTGTTAACAGAGATGGTGATGGGAATGTAATTGAGATTGTCTGCAAAGAGATGATCAACAAGATGTTGGTCCCTGGCTTGAAAGACTTGGAAGACAATAAGGTTAACGATCCTCAATCAGGTGTTGGCGGCAGTGGCCCTAGTGGTACTGCTGGCAAAGATGAGGTTGAGGTTTACACCTATGTCAAACGTGATAAAGACAAAGGTCGTTGGACCTGGCATCAGGAAGTCATGGATAAGATCCTGCCTGATAGCCGTAGCTCCTGCCCTGACTCTGCACCCTGTTGGATGCCGCTGAGGTTCTCCACTGTGGATGGTGAAGACTATGGACGTGGACGTGTAGAAGAGTTCCTTGGTGATCTCAAGTCACTGGAAGCTCTGAGCCAGGCAATCATTGAAGGCTCTGCAGCCGCGGCCAAGGTGATCTTCACTGTTAGTCCTAGTGCTACTACCAAACCACAGTCCCTAGCTAATGCTGGCAATGGTGCCATCATCCAGGGGCGACCTGATGACATTGGTGTTATTCAGGTTGGTAAGACTGCTGACTTTAAGACTGCCTATGACTTGGCAAGTGTGTTGGAGAAACGAATCAGTGAAGCATTCCTTGTGCTGCAGGTTCGTAACTCTGAACGTACTACTGCTGAAGAGGTACGACTTACACAGATGGAACTGGATCAACAGCTGGGTGGTCTTTACTCCCTGCTGACTACTGAGTTCCTAGTTCCTTATCTCAACCGCACTCTATTCTTACTCCAACAAAAAGGTGTACTCCCTAAGATCCCTAAAGATCTGGTACGTCCTACTGTTGTCGCTGGTGTTAATGCACTTGGACGAGGACAAGATTATCAAAGCCTCACTCAATTTATCACGACGATCGCACAGACAATGGGTCCTGAAGCGATTCAGAAATACATTGATCCATCTGAATACATCAAGCGTCTCGCTGCTGCCCAGGGTATCGATATCCTGAACCTTGTTAAGACACAAGAGCAGTTGCAACAAGAGATGCAGCAACAACAACAAGCAGCACAGCAGCAAGAGCTAACTAAGCAAGCAGCTGCTATGCAAAAAGTACAAGTAGACCAACAAAAAGTCGATGCCGAATCCGCCCAAGCCCTCGCCGAAACCCAGGGCCAGCAAACCCAAGAACCCCCCAGTCTCGAAGCCTGAGAACGTCAACCAAAAGCCTAGGCGTACAGCTAAGGCTGGTCCTAGCAACGCTACTGTTGTTACTCCCCCACAACGTGGGAAGAACATGAAGAAGCCTAAGGTTGGCGCTCCAACTATTCATGCACCAGGGACTG